TCCATTCACTGGGACGATCAAGGACTCGCACGCATCCCCAAGCCAATCACAAAGTGGGCCATCAATCGCGTTAGACCGAACGTACCCCGAGTCGGCTGGAGCGCAGCAGGCTACGCACGCGGTCTATGTGACTGGATCACCGAAAACGTAACTGAAATTTTTGCATCGGAGTTTTCTATACATCATCCCGCAGGATTTGCGGGAACTTGTGATGCATTAGTAGGAGTAAAAAACAGCGATTTAGTTCTCATGGATTGGAAAACTAGCGTCTCCAGAAAAACTAAAACCGACGATGAAGGACTGGAACGTCTACCTCCCGGCCATACTTACATCGACCAATGTGGCGCTTATTCCTTAGGCTTAAAATATATGACAGGCTTGAAACCCACTGGAGCAGCTGTGGTTTTAGCCCGCCGCTGCGGCAAACCTAACGTCCATTGGATGACACTTAGCGAGCTAGAAGAGGCCGAGCAGTCTTTCCTGGAACGCTGCCACCGTTACTTCGAGCAACTCCATTCAAGCCTCACGGATCCCATTCAAGTCTCGGCCTAACGGCCTCGACGGAAACCCATTCAGGACTGGAACGCCATTCAAGTATTGTTTCGGCCATTCATAGCCTCAATACCTGGCACGTAGTGCTTGTACTGCCAATACCTAGGGCGTCTTGTGGTGCGTCTCGTGAGTCTCACTGAGAATGGGAATGAGAACCGTTCTCAAGGCAAGGGCAGCAAAAAAGCTCCCAGGGCGGGAGCTTGGAGCGTATCAGTCAACCGGGCGAACCCAGCGCCACCTTTCGTTGGGGCAGTATCGCTGCCACGCGGCGAGTTTTGCCCAGGCTTCGGACTCTGTGGTTGCTGGTGCACTGGTGTGATCCTGCCAGAGCTGGCCGGGTGCTTTGTACTGGATCCGGTAGAGGTTTTTCATTTGGTGGAACGGGTACGGGGTTTGTAACTGGCGCGAGGTTTGCCGGCATCGGCGCGTGGCTTGCGTGGGGCACCTGGCGGCTTGCGTGTCGTCGGTGTTGTGCGCGCTTTTTTCGCACTTAATTTCAGACCGGTGGGCACCAGATCACTGGGGCAGGGCTCGCCACCATTGAGCAGCTGGCATTGATTCCAGTATGGGATGACGGACTCCCAAAGCTCCCGGATTCCCTCTTTACCGTGCAACTGGTGCAGGCGCATCAGGTCGCGCCACTCGATCTCGGACAGCGTGGATCGTTCGGCGCAATACCGCAGATCCCGTAGCGCCCGCTTCTCCTGGCGCGTCATCTCGCGTTCTTGCTCGCGCTGATCGCGGGCAAGCTGTTGGCGTTCTTTCTGACTGGTGAACATAGGCTGGGCTTGCCGTACCCTGCGACATTAACACCAAGGGCAAGCGGCGCCGACCGTTTGAAAAACTGTAACAGTAAGGGCAGATACGGCTGGTGCTGCTGCCATGCTTGGGGCTGATCACCGATACGCCCACCCATGGCACTGATCATCAGAACCACAGAACCGCGCGGCACCTTTCGCGTTACCTACGAAACCGTGACGGCAGAATCGGCCGAGCAGGGAGACTGCGCTGATTGCGGCTGGCTGGCTTGGAACGGCAGCCCCTGCGATGAGTATCACGAGTCTGTGTGGGACCTCCGGGACCTTACCGACCGCCTGGCAGGTTGCTACGCGGAGGGTGACGGCGATACGGTTCCCCGCTGGGTAACGCTGGATCCGCAGTCAGACTTCTGGCTCTCCCCCTTCTGGCGTGATCTGGCAGGTGAGGATGCCCTTAGCGTTACGGCTTCGGTGCATCGGCCGGATTGGATCACCGATTCCAGCTGGCTCAGAGTCTGCCGGATGCTCGGCTGGCGTTCTGGCCGCTGATGCTGTAATGTATTTCACGAGACCCAACCCATAGGCTCACACAATGACCCGTTACACCACTGAACAGCTGGCATCGTTCCCCTGGATCGTCAGCACTGATACGTTGCGCACCGAGGATTTGCTCGTGCGTTACTGGCAAACCGCCGAACAGCTAGGCGCCGACCTTTGCACTGTCCTACCGGCATTGCAGCATCTGGTGGGAGAGGATTCCAAGGAAGCTGATTGGGACGACGACATGGCTTGCGGTTGCCTGCTGCAGCTTGGCGACATCCTGCAGGATCTGGCGCCTAGTGGCTTTTACTTTGGTGCGTCAGAGGGTGATGGCGCGTGCTTCGGCTTCTGGCTCGATAACAGCTGGCGCGAAGTGTTGGAGCATTGCGGCTGTGCTTTCGATTCTGACCCCGAAGCGGTAACCGTTACGGTTCAGGAGTTACTGGCTGCCGGCGTCGATCCTGACACCTACGAAGACCTTTACCAGGGAGAGGCGGAAGGCTACAACGAGACGGAGGCCGGGGCAGACTATGCCGCTCAGCTGGCAGAAGATGCAGGCATGATCCAAGCCACAGCCCAGTGGCCCCATACGTGCATCGACTGGGAAGAAGCCTGGCGCGAGCTTGAACTGGGCGACGGTTACTGGCTGCAACGGATCAACGGCGCCCAGTGGGCAGTCTTCCGCTCTGCTTGACTGGCACCCCCACCGACTAACGGCCCGGCCACTGTGCCGGGCTTTTTGCTGCGCGGCCTGCGGCCGCTTGCAAGGTTAGAGCTTAAGATTGAAGCAAACAGGCGGGAGATCTTAACAGTGAGCGACGCACCGGAAGCTAACAGCGAAGCACCGGAGATTGCGCCGGAAGCTGTAGACAATAAGCCGCACCCATACGGTCGGCGCAATCCTGACGCTTGGATCGAAGAGCGGCAGCGGCGTTTGTTTCTCAAACAGCTGAGCGGTCAGAGTGCACGGGCTTTGGTGTATGAACACGCGACACGTGAAGGTGTAAGCGTAAGTACCGCTTGGCGCGACTACGCAGTTGTGCAGAGCTGGAATGAGTCGGATTGGCAAACAGAAAGAGACAAAACGGTCTCACGCATCCAGCAGATGCGTCTTCGCTGCATCGATGGCGCGATCCGGGCAAAGCAGTTTGGCACCGCTCAGCTGTTGCTACGTGACCTGGGTGCGGTCGTTGGTGAGGTTGCACCGGAAGCTGCAGCCGCTGCAGCACCGCGCTTGGAGATCACCGTGGAAGACAAGCGCCAGGCTTGACGCCTGCGGCTGTTGTGCTACAATACGGGAGCAAGCGAACCCAGCTTCCCATGACCAACACAGAACGCGGCTTCATCGGCTATCTGCTGGCATCTGGCGCCATCGTGGCCGCCCTCGTCGCTATGGGTTTTGATAATCATTCCCAGCTGGCACGCTGCGAGTCTGCCGGCCGCGAGAGCACACAGCCACCACCCATGGCAACCGCCACCACTTGCGCCGCTCTCCTGCTGGCGCTGATCCTGCTCCCCCTGCTGATCCTGCTTTGGGCCAGTGAGTCTCGCCAGCAACGCGCCAGGCGTTGGCGCCGCGCTGGTTTGACGCAGCAAGCCATCGCCGACCGCCTCGGCTGCTCGCGAACCACGGTGCGACGGCTGCTCGCGGCATAGTACAACTGCACTAGGGGGGTAGGGTTCGGCGCTGCCTGCGGCGGGACGCCACCCAGGGAACCTACTGACACATTCTCAAATCCTTCTTCTGTACTACACCGGGGCAGGGGTTCGATTCCTGTAATACCCTAGAAAGTACCCCCATACATAAAAATGCCAGATTCTGCTGGAGCACTCACCCTTCGCTACGCCCAAGGCGAGGTGTTTTCCAGCCGAAAACGCTTCAGAGTATTGGTAGCTGGCCGACGATTCGGCAAAAGTTACCTGTCATGTATCGAGTTATTGCGTGGGGCGATCGAAAGGCCGGGCGAAACCTTTTTCTATGCCGCCCCTACATACCGGATGGCGAAAGACATTGCCTGGAAAGTCCTAAAACGACTGGTCCCGAAAGCCTGGATCAAGGCAAAGAACGAAACGGACCTCAAGATCGAGCTAGTGAACGGCTCGACGATCGAACTAAAGGGCACTGAAAACGCAATGGCCCTCCGAGGCCGAAGTCTGGCTGGAGTTGTCCTCGACGAAGCCGCGTTTATGGACGCGGAAGTCTGGTTCGAGGTCATCCGCCCCGCCCTCGCGGACAAACAAGGCTGGGCCCTCTTCATTTCCACCCCGGACGGCACCGCCAGCTGGTTCTACGAACTGTGGCAATACGCCGATAGCGGCGACAAGGACTGGAACCGCTGGCAATTCACGACGATTGACGGCGATAACGTTCCCCCGGAAGAAATCGAAGCTGCTCGCGCCCAACTCGACCCCCGCACCTTTCGCCAAGAGTTCGAGGCCAGCTTCGAGAATCTCAGCGGTCTCGTCGCAATCTCATTTGGCGACGACAACATCGACAAACAAGTCCAAGACCTCCCCGTCCTACCCCTCTTGCTTGGGGTGGACTTCAACGTGGACCCAATGAGCGCGGTCTGCGCAGTGAAAAAAGGCGATGTGCTCTGGGTCTTCGACGAAATCATCATGACCGGCGGCGCCACTACCTGGGACCTATGCGAAGAAATCCAATCCCGCTACGGCGTGGAGCGCCGCATCATCGCTTGCCCGGACCCCACAGGCGGCGCCCGCAAAACCAGCGGCGTTGGCGCCACCGACCACAACATCCTCCGCAAATCCGGCTTCACGGTATCCAGCCCCCGCAACCCCTGGAAAATCCGCGACAAGATCACCTGCGTCAACACCGCCCTCCTCGATGCGACTGGAACCCGCCGCCTTTTCATCCACCCCAAGTGCAAAGAACTGATCAAATCCCTCCGCACCTTGACCTATTCCCCTGGAACCGGCCTCCCCAACAAAAATCTTGGCGTAGACCACGCCTTCGACGCCTTGGGCTACCTATGCCTCCAAACCTTCAACCTTGCCAAACCAGAGAACCTTGGCAAGACCAACTATCGTGTGTGGTAACAGCGGTAATTTTGTGGCTAAAAAACCAACTAAAGCCCAGAAAAAGGTTGCCAAGGTCATGCGTGAGTACGGCAAAGGCGAACTCCACTCGGGCAGCAAAAAAGGCCCCGTAGTGAAGTCCCGCAAACAGGCAATCGCCATCGCCATGAGCGAAGCCGGCATGGCAAAACCCAAGAAAACCACCAAAAAAGGCAAGAAATAATGGCTAAACGCGGCCTTTACAGCAATATCGCTGCAAAACGCAAGCGCATCGCCGCCGGCAGCGGCGAAAAGATGCGCAAACCTGGTACAAAAGGTGCCCCCACCGCTGCTGCCTTCAAAGCAGCCGCCAAAACCGCTAAAAAACCCAAGAAATAGCCTCATTTTCTTTATACCGAGGCCGCCGATGTACCTACGTCACACCAGCTCCGTCACCACCCCTTACCCCTTCGGCACCTCTGCAGGCGGCGCCGCAGCTTCTGCTGGAGCAACCGACGCCTTCGGCCGTGTCCGTACATCTAACCCACTCACCCTTTTCGACTCCAGCCACCGCTACCACGACAACGGACTTTGGGCCACCTCTACCGCCACGGGCGGAACATCTACGTTTGACGCCAACGCCGGCCTCGTCAACCTCGCTGTAACCACCAGTTCCGGCTCCGAGGTCATCCGCGAAACCACCAAATGCTGCTCGTACCAGCCGGGTAAATCCCTGCTGGTGATGTCCACTTTTACGCTGAACCCTGCCAAAACCGGCCTCCGCCAGCGCGTCGGCTACTACGGCGCCGCCAACGGCATGTACCTCGAACTTGCCAACACCACCCTTTCCTTCGTCGAACGCAGTTCTTCCACCGGCTCCCTAGTCGAAACCCGCGTCGCCCAATCCGACTGGAACATCGACCCCCTCAACGGCACCGGCCCCTCCAACCTCACCCTCGACCCCACCAAATCCCAAATCCTGTGGATGGACATCGAGTGGCTGGGACTCGGCACCGTCCGCCTAGGTTTTGTTATTAACGGCAAATTTGTCCACTGCCACTCTTTCCACCACGCCAACATCATCACCTCTACCTATATCACCACCGCTTCCCTTCCACTCCGCTACGAAATCACAAACACCGCCGCGACCGCTAGCGCCAGCACCCTCAAACAAGTCTGCTCCACGGTCCTCTCCGAAGGCGGCTACGAACTACGCGGCCTCCAACAAGCCATCGGAACCGCAATTACTGCTCCTTATGCTCTAACTACTGCTGGCACTTACTACCCAGTTATTTCTTTACGCCTTAAGGCAGCCGCACTAGACGCAATCGTCATTCTTACCGCATTATCTATCCTTGGCGCCACAGCCAACGCCAACTACAACTGGCGCGTGATGGCTAACACCACCACTACAGGCGGCACTTGGACAAGCGCCGGAGCTGACTCCAGCGTCGAATACAACCTCACTGGAACAGCAACAACCGGCGGCCGCATCTTGGCCCAGGGCTACTTCAGCTCCACCAACCAAAGCACGGCATCTGTAGACATCCTCAAAGAAGCCCTATTCAAATTCCAACTGGAACGCGACGGCCTTACTGCAACCCCTTACGAACTAAGTCTTGTTGTTACAGCAAGTGTGTCTACGTCTAACGTACACGCATCAATGGACTGGGAGGAAATCAGCCGCTAATGGCCATCCAAACAGTAAACGGGGGCTGTATTCACATCGAAATTGATGCTGAAGACGGCCTCACCCATGCCACATTCGTCTTCAAATCACCCCAAAACCCCGAAATCCTCGGCGGTTTTGTCACCATGCTGGCCCAAGGCGTCGAAGTACTGGTACCAATCACCGACCCCGACGACGAGGAAGACGACGATGATTGATGCCAAAATAAGTACAAAGTAGGAGCCTAGCCGTGGTCTACAGCGCCAACGTCCCACCAACTGGAGCTGTAGTCAGCGAATCGCCATTCGTCCGCAGCCTCGAAGTCATCGGCATGATGCCGGACTGGAGCGTAATGGCTGCCGTTACCAACGGCACGAACTACTTGCGGGACATGAGCGAGACCTATCTCCCTCAGGAACCGCGTGAAGACGACGACGCCTACCAAACCCGCGTCGACCGCAGCGTCCTCAGCCCTTACACCAGCCGCCTGATCGAGACCGCCGCTGGCGCCATCCTCCGCAAGCCCATCCACATCGAGGGCGACCCCTACTGGCTGGAGCTTGCGCAAAACATCGACGGGCTTGGCTCGAACATCAACGAATACGCCCGCCGTGCACTGGTAAGCAGTCTTACCTACGGCCACAGCGCCATTTTGGTGGATTACCCGGCAGCGAGCGCAGCCCGGAATCTGGCCGAAGAACGTGCCATGGGCCGCCGCCCCTACTTCGTGCACGTCGACGCCCCCCAGATCTGGGGCTGGCGCAAAGAGCCTGGCACCAACCGCCTACTGCAGGTCCGCATCCACGACTACGACGTCCGCCCGCTGAACGAGTTCGGCGAAGAGCAAGTCGAGGAAATGCGCGTCATCTATCCGGGCCGCTACGACCTCTACACCCTCGGCCAAGAACTGGTGGAGTTCACCGCCACCGGCGGCTACAGCCTCGACGAAATCCCGCTGGTCCCGATCTATAGCAACCGCCGTGGCCTGCTGGTATCCCAGCCCCCACTGCTGGACATTGCCAACCTGAATATCACGCACTACCAACGCCAAGCGGACCTTATCCACGCCCTCCACATCGCCGCAATGCCCACCCTTGTTTTAGAGGGCTGGGACGACACGACTGGTTCGGCAACGATGGGCGTGAATTACGCCATCGCCATGCAGCCTGGCAACAAGGCGTACTACGTGCAGGCCGACGCCACCAGCTTCGACGCGCAAATGGCCGAACTGGAATCGCTGGCATCCCAAATGTCCACGCTGGGCGTCACCAAACTCTTCGGCCAAAAATTCGTCGCTGAATCTGCCGAGGCCAAGCGCATCGACCAAGCCCAAAGCAACAGCGTCCTTTCGATCATCAGCCAAGAACTGGAAAGCGCCCTCAACCAAGCCTTCGGTTTCGCCGCCCAGTACGTGGGCATGGAACCACCCGAAATCACGATTGACCGCGACTTCGACTACTACCGCCTAATCGGTCAAGACGTTTCCGTGCTGGCGCAACTGAACCAGATGGGCAAAATCAGCGACGCCATGCTGCTGGAGATTTTGCGTCGCGGCGAAGTCCTCCCGGACAACATCAACATCGAAGACGAACTGGAAGCCTCCACCACAAACGCCTTGGCGCTACCAGAAGCCGCCGAAAGCAGCGACGATGAAGACATGGAGGAAACCGAAGAGGAACTCAACTCTTAACTGCTAATCTATAAGTGTCCAAGTAACACATAACTGTGCCTGAAGAACAGCAAGCACCAGTAACTCCTGTGGAGTCTGTTGCCCCTCAGCCTGTGGCTGAAAGCTCCGATCTGGCCGCCCAACTCGAAGCGCTTCGTGCGAAAAACCAAGAGTTGATCGCCGAACGCCGCAAGGACCGCGAAAACCGCGACACCCTCCAAAAACAAATCGAGGACCTGCGCGTAGCGCAAGAGTCCGCAAAGACCGCAAAGCTGGCCGAATCCGGCGAGTTCAAAACTCTCTGGGAACAAGCCCAAGAAACAGTCGCTGAGCTTAAACAACAACTCGCAGCAAAAGAATCCGAAGTGGAACAAATCCGCCATGGATTCACACAAGAACAAGTGAAATCCGCCGCGATAGCACAACTATCCCAGGCTGGTGCACTGGCCCCTGATCAGCTGTATCGTTTACTTCAGGAGAACCTACGCGCTAAAGAAGGACAGCCTGTGGCTGTTGTTGGAGGCGTGGAAGTTCCAGTTGGTGAATACATCACCAACTTAAAAAACCCCGGCAGCGGTTACGAGCATCATTTTGCAGCTACGAACCGTGCCGGCATGGGTGTTACGGGTAGTGCCCGCAATACCTCCCTCCCCGGCCAAACCAACCCCTGGTCTAAGGACAGCTGGAACGTCACTCAGCAAATGCTGATGCTTAACAGCGACCCCGACAAAGCCCGGTTGTTGAAAGCTGAGGCCGGCCTCTAGCCCCTGTGGGGCAACCTCCCCAACCTTGACTCCACTGGAGCTACCCAATGTCTGCTTCTAACAGCAACTTCGGGGGAACTTTTCTCTCGAACCTCGTAACTCGCCCCGAGTTTCTTCAGTACACCGCTGAGGGCATCTTCGAGCAATCGAAGTGGGTCCAGAGCGGCATCATCCAGCGCAACGCTGCCCTTGATGCCCGCGCTGGCGGCACCCGCGTGCGCGTCCCTTTCTTCGACCCCATCGCCCCCACTGAGACCCAAATCCTGTCCACCTCCAGCTGGAACGGTGGCCTGGGTTATCTGACCGCCCAGAACGTCACTGCCGACGAGCAGATCATGACGATTCTGCACCGTGGCTTTGCCTACGCCGCAGACGACCTGAGCAAGCTCGGCTCTGGCGCTGATCCCCTCAGCCACGTCCGCAACCAGCTGACCGCTGCCATCAACAAGCTGAAGACCGCCACCCTGGCAGCCCAACTGCTGGGTCTGTTCGGCGGCATCTCCGGCGCCGGCGTGCTTGGTGCCAACCAAACCAACAAGACGTTTGCTGGTGTCCCCGGTTCGATGACCGAGGCCAACTTCCTGAACGTCGCCAACGTGGTGGCCGCCAAGGCAGTTCTGGGTGAGCGGGGCGACAACCTCGACTCCATCGCAATGCACTCCAACGTTGCGTATTACCTCCAACAGGTGGGGATGCTGACCTTCAGCACCTCTGCCCTGTCTGCAGGTGGCGCCGTTGTGTGGGGCGGTGGCGGTGTGGGCGTGACCCAAACCGAAGTGGCGACCTTCGCTGGTCTCCGTGTGGTGATCGACGACCAGCTGGTTGCACTGACCGGCGGCACCTCGACCCACGCTAAGAAGTACCCCGTGTACCTCTTCCAGAGCGGCGTTGTTTCCGAGGGCATCCAACAGGATCTCCGCCTTGGCGCAGACCGCAACATCCTGTCGATGCAGGACATCCTGGCTGTCGACTACCACTACGGTTACCACGTGACCGGCACCAAGTGGAACGTGGCCGGCGACAACCCGACCAACGCTGCCACCACCGGCAACTTGGCCGACACCGCCTCCTGGAGCCTGGTGTACAGCACCACCAAGCAAGTGCCCATCGCTCGCCTGCTGGTCAACACCCCCTTCGATACCTCTGCCTACTGATCCTTCAGCAGGACACTAAAAAGGCCCCCACAACCGGGGGCCTTTTCTTTTGTCTACTCAACCTTCAATCTCACCAATCCGAATCCGCTCTTGATACTCAAAGATTGCTGGAGCACGCCCCACCATCTTGTAAGAGTGGCTGAGCAACTCACGAAACACATGCGGACTAACGGCCAGCTCCTGCTGGATCGTCTCTGCATCTTTACCGGCAGCAAACATTTCGCGGATTGCCTCAGCAACAGGCTCCAGTGAGCGAATGGTGTCGCCGGGCAATGCAGATGGTGCGGATTGTTCCTTTACTTCTAGGCTGTCAGTAGCTTTGCGAGCAGGCATGAGTACAGTGCGTCTCTTCGTACTACAGGATAACTGTCGCAGCTTTGTCGACGTCCAGTACGGCCAACACCTAGAAGCCCAAGCCGAACTGGAAATGTTTGGCGCCAAGGTTTATCACTCAATGGTGCTGCGCGAAACAGCCAAACAAAGGAAATCACGCACTGGCGCTAGACTCAAACAAAGGATGTATTAAGCCGTGCCCGCCACGATTGATGCCACTTTGAGCGGGACTTCGGCCAACTCGTACGTGACGCTTGCGGCGGCCAACACCTACTTTGAAACGGTGCCCGACTCCAGCACCTGGACCAGCAAGACCGACGACCAAAAGAACCGCGCCCTGATTTCCGCCACCCGCTGGATCGACGGCCTGAGCTTCTACGGCGACCGCTGCACCACAACCCAAGCCCTGAAGTGGCCCCGCGAGGACTACACGGTTGACGACATCGACCTCGCCTGCACACTGATCCCCGAGCCGATCAAAACCGCCACCTACGAGCTGGCACGAGCCCTCGCCAACGACACCGACGCCATCACCGGCACCACGGGCACCACGGGCATCTACGACCAAGTGGAACTCGGCGAACTCAAGGTCAAGTACAACAAAACCAGCCAAACCAGCGGCGTTATCAACAACGTCTTCGACGTCTACCCTTGGCTCCAGTCCTACCTAGGCCCTTACTGCATGGGCGGCGCTGCAAACTACGCCGTCCGCCTGTTCCGAGGTTGATATGGGCCTCATCGACGACGTATTTGCCCCCGTACCAACCTCAGTCTTAGCCGACTGGGGCCAAAACATCACGTACATCAAAACTGCAACACCCCGCACCTACGACCCAACAACTGGAGTAGTCACTGGTTCCGACACGACCGTCACGGTCAAAGCCGTCATTACTCGTGTCACACCTCGTGAGGCTGAAGGTCTTTATCAAACAACTGATCTCAAAGTCATCATCGGCGCCAGCGAGCTTGGCACCTACTACCCAACCGAAGCCGACCGCATCCAGTACCAACAAGCTGGAGCAACCCGCGAGGCAAAGATCATCGCCATCACCACCTATCGCGGCGATAACCCGGTTTACCACTCTCTAATCGCGAGGCCCCAGTAATGGCACGCCGTCGTAATGACTTCATGAAATTAGCTGAAAAATTAGAAGCGGCAGTTTTAGCGCCGCTCATTTTGGGAGCCGCACGCTCGGCACAAGGAGTAGTAAAAGATCTACAAGAACTAGGTCCTGCATGGTCTGGTGAATTCTCTAACTCATGGGAAATAGCCAGCGAAAGTAAAGTATCTAGCGGAAGCGGATCGCCAGGAGCACCACAAAGATTGCTGGCCCCTATTCTTACTCCAAAAGAGTACAAATTTAAGCCTGAAGTAAAATACTACATCGCAAATAAAGCGCCACACGCAGACGTAGCACTGGATTTAGTTGAAAGTACCTACAGATATCCGGGCTTTGAACCAATTAAAGAAGCCGAAAGGGGTAATCGTATTACGGGTGTTCGGGGCGACTTATCCCTACAAGCGGACGGACGCAACCAACGCACAGCACCCTTGGATTGGTACACCACATATTTGCGCGGTGGGAAAATAGATAAGACAATAAGCCTCTACATGGATCAAGCACTTCGCAGCGTGAAGCTATGAACTACCAAGCAATTCGCGCTGCCGTCGAAAACCCGCTGCTCACAGCGTTTGGTGCACTGGTGCCTCCGGTGCCCGTCTACTTCGACAACATCACGGCAGTCCCGCCTAACACCACTACTGAGTACGTTCGCGTCAATGTTACTTTCGGTATTACCAACGAACCCACGCTTACCAGCAGCGTTGACAACGCCCGTGGCGCGATTGTTATCCGCATTTTCACGGAGAAAGGCAAAGGCCCCGCCCGCAATCAAACCCTGATCACCACAGCAGTCAACGCACTGGAAACACTCAACAACGCCGCGAAAACAACAAGCGGTGTATTTTTCCGTGTCGGTGAAATTAACGGCCCAACGTTTTCAGCAACAGAGGAAGCCCCGCATTTTGTCGGGAGGATTGATACCTCCTACGTTGCAACTGTCCTGTCATAGGTGATGCTTAACAACAGGCGCTAACCTGTATTAAGCCGGGCAGTGCCCGCCCACAACGCTCACTTGGTACGCCCTATGGCCACCACCGTTCTGTCCGGCACGTCCGGCGCCCTCTACTACAAACCCGCCGGCACCACCGGAACATTCGGCGAAGCCAGCGTCAATACTGGCACCGATGTAATCACCGTCGCCCCCTACCTGAACTTCAAGG